CCCTTAACGCCAGACATTCTGGCACAAAATGATTTCTTTCTCGCTAGCTTCTTACCTTTCGGCTTGGATTCCGTGACTGGAGCCTTGAGGTTAGCACCCGTCTTGCGCTTGAAGTAGGCACGACCAGCCGCCGTGAGTCCGCCCTTTTTGCTTTTGTGTTCCTTCCTCATTTACTTTTTACTCTCGCTTTAGGTGTATTTGCTACGACTGTCTTTCCTCTGGCTCCTGCTGCTTTTTTCTTTCTAGCAGTGCTTGCTCTCTCTGCTTTCGTGAGGCTAAGAGCCTTTCTTTTAGGGAGGCAACGGTCAGGGTTCTTCTTATCCTTCGACGTTCCGCAAGGTCCTTTGATTGATCCATCAGTTCCGATCCTTACCCAGTTCTGTTTTCTCCATTGTGCTAGTTGAGACATTATTTTCTTTTGCGTTTTGCACTCTTTGATTTCTTAGCATAGTTGGGGTCCTTGCAATACTTGGATGCAGCCATATTAGCGTAAGCGGAAGGATAGGTATCAAACGTCCGTCTAGCCCAGGCTTTACCTGCTGGGCATATCTTACCTCCGCTCTTTGCTTTCTTTGGCATTACTTACACTTCTTGCGTTTACCCATTCCCTTCATCCCTTTAGCTTTAGCAGCTTTAGAGGGACGACCTACTTTACTTCCGTATGTTCCTTTTCCTTGTGGCATAATGTTATTTCTTTCTTTGGTTGTGAAAATCAAACAGGACTTTTACTTTCTCTGTCAGAGCTTCTAGGTTGTAGTGCATCCTGGCTAGCACGATAATGAGCGTAATAACGCCAATACCGATGGGCCAGAGGGATGAAATGATTTGCAGAACTTCATTCATTTAATTTGTGATGAACCAAAGTAGAACCCTACGATGGCTAAGGCAGTTTGCCTAATTTCTGGTAAGATAACGAAGCCTTGTATAGTGTCCCATTTAACGCCCTTGAATAGCCCTAGAAAGCCGTTTGTCTCTCTACCTATGCTTACCCCTACGTCAGTCCAAGCAAAGACGAATGGGGCTATTACAATGGCAAAGACGGTGGATACAACAAGAAACCTACGAACTAATACACCACCATCACGTTTTGCAGCGGCATCTGCCGAGGCATCTGCTGTTTGCTGAGACGTAATCATACGCTCAAACTGGCGAGCCTGACTCTCCATCTGAGTGCCAATGAGCTTCATTACGAAACCACTGACCCCTCCTCCGAGCATTGCTATTAGTTCTGGTGTCATTTCTTTCTAAGTTCTTTGATTACCTTGATGGCCGATGCAGACATATAGATGAAGGTTGCTAGACCTACGCAAAAGCCAAGCACTTCGTTCACGGGAGAAAGTTCAAGGGTAGCTATAAAGCCTCCTGTTCCAATTGCCGATTTGTAGATAATATCTTCCATAGCATTTAGTCTTCGTCAGGTAGGGGTGTATAGTGATCAACGGTTGAGGATTCCTCGGACTCGTCCAGGTCGTAGTTAGTTACGTCCAATGCCCACATATGGTCAATGGTTTCATCAGGGTAGGTAAGCCAACGTGTGCCTTGACCATTGTCCTCAATCCAGTAATCAAAGCCAAGTTCTTTGCCTTCTTCGTCGGCTCGCTCAATGGCGGCTTCCTTGCTTGCGTATATTAAGTAAAGCATTAGAATAGGTTGTATTGATTGTTAATGTTATTTACAAGGGCTACACGGTTGCCGCCCTGATGGGTATCGTAGACTAATACTTCTCGGCATACTCCCGTTGGGCTTTCTTGTATTCTGTAACCGCCAACAGAATTACTGGCGTTCATAATTCCAATATCTTTTGTGCTTGTTAAAACATAAGAACTAGCAAAACTGAAGAACTGGTGTCCTCCATCCACTTGAAAAATCAATTCAGGTCCTGCCCCAGCATCTTCATAAGTAGCAAATGCAACAAAGTCCTCGTTCAATGTTGTAGTAGTTGAACTGTTAGAGCTTACCCTTGAGGTAGCTGAGTCTTCATTTATAAAACCAATAGTTCCATCACTGGATTTAATAGATATTCCCGCAGTTCCAGCAGCATAGCCCTGAACACCTCTAGTTCCTCCAAGAAGATTATTGAAAGAAGTATCTGATTCAGTTGCCTTACCTACCCAAACAAGAGCAAATGAATCTCCTAATTCTGCTGCAGAACGAGGCACAAATAATCTCTTTCCGTTTGTAGTATCAGCGTGAGTGAACTTCAATCCATCTTGAAATACTCCTGCATCAACAATAATAGGTTGTTGGGTTGCGGTAGTATTAATCGAATCCCTGCCGTTACCTGACTGGTCATACCAAGTCTCTACAAAGCCGTCCACTTCATTGTTCAATGGATCAACACCAGCTGGTAAGTTAATGTTGTAGACTTCACCAATGTTAGCTTCAATAGCTGTGCGGTTGTCCGTTTGGTCGGTTTGGTAAACAATGAGTTCACTTACTACCCCATCAAACTCTGCCGAACCGTTATTACCTGAGCCAATGTGTGAGTCCCCTCCACTTACATCTCCCGTGTAGTTTGTGGTTCCTACTGAGGTTCCATCCTTTAAATATGTAAATAAACCACCTGAAGTTCCCGTAACAGTTTGTAAAGTTCTTACGTCATTAGTTGTTCCACCAGCAAAGTTATGGGCGGGGTTCCCTACAGTTACAAAATTATGTCGAATATATAACCTATCAGACGACCTGTTTATCTGTGCTACATATCCAGTTGAATCACTGCGTTTCGTTGAGACGGCAAATACAGATGAATTTTGAATGGTTGGAAGTAGAAGAGAAGGCTGTAAATGCTGTGCGCTTACCCCATCAAAATCAATTCCCTTGTCTACTAGAACACCCGCCTTAACAACGTGAGGTTGCTCCGCAGCAGTTGCTTGCACTGCGTGGTTACCTGTTGCTGTATCTCCTGCTTGATTGGTTACACTTTGGTCATACCAAGTTTTAACGAAGCCATTGTCTGACCCACCTGTTCCAACAAAAGCCAACAAAGTTCCATCAGTAACCTCATCCGCAGTAAAGGACTTCAAGGCATCATCAGAGCTACGACGAACCTGCGCTACGAACTTACCATTAGCACGGGCTACGGTATCTCCAGTAGCCGCTAAGGTAGCCTGCCGTGTCCCTAGGCTACGAAGTGAATAAGCCGCCGAAGCAATAAGGAAGTTACCATCACGACCAGTTGCACTCAGTGCCTGTATGTCCAGGGGTGCTACCACCTGAGCATTTACAAAGGAAGTCAATGCACCAGAAGATACCTTGGACGCTGTGAAGTCCTGCTCGTGGTTGTCGCTTCCTCTACGGACACGCACAACCTTGGGGTCACCACCAGTTAAACTACGGAGGCTGTATGCCGCCGCAGCACTAGGAGCAATCTGTAGGACGCTCTCGCCCACTGAGTTCAGCCGACGCTGGCGACCCAGGGCTGAATCAAGGCTAACGTGCATACTAGACCTTGTGTAGTTGCACTAGTCCACCGCTAATAGTAACGGAGGTAAAGTTGCCATAAACAATTGTTCCTGCTCCTAAAGTTGTAAGGAGGTCTGCGGAATTAGTTACATTAGTAGCAGTCAATGCCGAAAGAGTTGAATCCTTCAGGAACTGGATAGCTCCGAACGAACCAGCGGTTGCACCGTCAGCTGCATTGATTACTATTGAACCTACGGAGCTGAACTCCAGTGCGTTATTTCTTGAACTTGCCATAATTGAGTATTATATCACAGGGGTTAAATGCTATCGGGCTTGCCGATTAACATAAGTTGAAAACTTTTTATTGATTGTATTGTTGTTGGCTTTTTTATCTAAACGCAATAATTCCATGTCAAGCATTGCATTAGCTTGATTAGCAGCCAGGGCTGCTTTTTCAGCTTGACCATCGCCAGTATAGAAATCTGAGAGTGCTGTATAGATAATGTAATCCACAAACTCACTGGGTATATTTGTGCTGTCAGGAGTAAAGTCAGCGGTTAATTGTTTTTTGTAAGTTACAAATACTGAAGTACTATTTGAAATTAAATTAATTATATGCGCTCCAGCAGAATCGACGTAGAACTCAAACTCTATTTCAGAGTTCCGCAAGAATGGCTGACCCCTATGTATACGAAGAAATTCTCCAATGGTTTCTTTATTTGTTTGAGCGTATGGAACAGTTGACGCTGGATCAGTTAGCACTGATCTTGATTCGCCAACAACAAGATACCGAGGCCAGCTGTCGGACTCATTGTAAGCACGATGCACTGCACGATTTAAAGAACTCGTTAAGAAGAACTCGTCAGCTGCAGTCAAGCTCTCCAGGCCAGCAATAGCCTGGAAAGCATTTTTGACTTCAACGAATGTAACGTCGGTCGGCATTACTGGACGTTGTTATTAAGAACGGACTCTGGTTTGTTTACTGGGCTTCCGCCTGCTTGCACGTTGTGACGATTGAACTGAGTCATTGGACGATACTGCAAGACGTCATGACGGAACTGACGGCTTTGATTGCGTACCTTGTCAATTTCAGAAACAAGAATTAGCTCAGAGTTTTGATCTTCGACCTGTGCTTTATCGGTCTGTCCATCACCACGTAGGAAATCTGCGTAAGCACCAAAAGCGCAGTACTCAAAGAACTGATAAGGTATGTTTGGATTATCGGCTGATTCATCACCAAAGCTACCTGAAGTAAACGCAGCATTGCCATCAGCAATAACATCCGTAAGGTCCTTGCGATACGTTACAAAAACATTTTTCTGGTGCAGGACAGTAGGGCTAATAATTTTGACTGCAGGGTATCCGCCTGAATTTAACTTTGAAACATACGTGTACTCTTCTGGGTATCGGGTATCCGTTGGGTCCGTTTTATGAATACGGAAAACAACATTTGAATTATTCGCTAAATCTTTTCCTGATCCAAAAGTTTGTATTGTATTGTCATCTGCCGTTAGCAGTTCAACTTGTTCTCCAATTACGGTGAAGTCAGGCCAAGGATAGCGTTCAAAGCACGTACGGATACGGCGATTAACGGCTTGACGCAGAAATGATGCGTCAGTGGTTTCTAGGGATGCTAGCCCAGCAATGGACTTAAAGCGTTCCTCTAGGTTGTCATATGATAGTGTAGGGTAGTTTGCCATTGTTATTTATAGTTTATTGGGTGTAAGGTCTGAGAAATTCTTTTGGAAGTACTTTAAAAATTCTTTAGAATGCACAGTCTCTTGACCGTACTTCTGGACTAGTCGGAAGTATTACCGGTGAGGAATAGTCGCACC